TTAAATCTTCTCCTTCAAATCCCTGTGCATATAAATGAACAATCGCTATCTTAGTTAATTCAGAAATCATTATTTTTTGTAAACGCTCTATAGTTCTAGCAAATCTAATATCCATTGAAGCTAATGTAGTTTTTCCTTCTACTCCTTCATCAAATCCTAAAAATGGTTTTGGTATTTTAAGAGCAGCCATCATTTTATGTTTAACATAATTAATATCATCTATTCCAGTAAATGTCATTCCTGGTAATGTATCAATTGATGTAGATGATTGCCCTCCTCTAACAGGTAAATAATAATCTTCTAGCATATTATTTAAATTAAACTTTAAATTGTAATTTCCTGTATTTTTGTCTACATACGGAACTTTTTTCATTTTATTGATAATTTGTTCCATAAATGAATCAACTTCGTTAGGTGGAATATTACCAATATCAATTTTAAATACTCTTTTTTCTGGTGCACGCATAATTCTATGAATTAACATTGCATCTTCTAACATCATTAATTTTTGAAATTCTTGTCTAGCACCTTCTAACATGGATCTACCATATGGTAAAAAATTAGAATCAGATATCATTCTAAAATGTGCTACTTCAAAAACATCATATTTAACATTTTCAGAAATAGTATGTTGAAAATTAATTTCATATTCTCCTGTTTCAGGATTAAACTCTTCTAATCGTTCTGCTTCATATGCTGATAATGGTCTTGCATTTAAAATGCCAATTTCATCTGCTACATCTAATTTTAAAAAGAAATCTCCGTATTTGCATAAATTACGGATCCATGGCCACATATTAAATTCAATATTTAAAACATCATAAAATAAATTATACAATATTTTTTGTATATGTGTTTTATTTGTTTTAATTGTTAATATATCTCCAAATTGATCTTCTAATGTAGATTCGTCAGAATATATATCCAATGCTGAAGAAATAATAGGATCTTTATCCATCATTTCGTAATCAACATATAATTGTTTTCTATTTTGTTGAGAATAATAATTTGCGTCATATCCTCCGTAAGCAGATCCATATGATCCATAGCCATGTTTATTTGTACCATGTAATCTAGAATACCGATCTGTAATTTTACTTTGTGCTATATTACCTGTAGATTGTAATCTATTTGTATCTACAACACGTAATTTATCTTTACCATATTTTCTAACAATTACGTTTGTACTAAATAATCTTTGTAATCGTTTTCTTAATGATGCCATAATATTTTCTTTTATTTATTATAAATATAACTAACTACAGAAGCCATGTTAAATTTTCGTTATCTTGACCATTATTCCAATCCCAACTGTCGTTTGGATTTTGGTCTTTATTTGTATAAATACTATAATCAGTTTTTTGAAATTTAGATAAAGCTCGTTTATTTAATTCAATTCCTCTTTGTCTTAATTTTAAACTTGTATCTCGTAACCATAATGCAATTGCATAAGCCATTACTAAATCATCATTATATCCAATCTGTGCTTGAGCTTTACCATTCAACCAAACAAATACAAACATTTCTTGTATTAATCTTTTTGATTTTATAATAGGAGTTCCTTCCCGCATATACATTTCTAATGCTGATATCATTAATGGTCTTGTTCTTGATGTTGTAGAAACTCCAGGCACCATTTTAGTTTTATCTTTTTGATCATATCCTTTTAAAAGTTGTACTTCTAAATCAACATATCCATCATCTTTATATGTATAAAATAAATTTTCATAGTTTCTATCTAATGCTGGCTGTACGGCTGCCCAACCAATGTTTGCATTTTCTATAGCTAACAATGCATTGTTCCATTCTGTTGCAATTGTTACTAACATATTACCAAAATCTTTTGGTGGTAATTTACCTTTATATTCTGCTACTTGTGTAATTGTTTCTACATCTATAACATGAAATGTTGACCAGTCAGCTCCATCACCTCTAGCAACATCTGCTACTATTATATAATTTTTTTCATAATTTGGATAATCCCATAACCAATAACCATTATCAAATCCTCTTTTTTCTACAGGCTCTTCACATTTAGATTCATACTTTTGTAATATTAATCCGTCGACAACAGTATGTCCAGATGATATAAAATCACAATCGCATTCTTGGGCTGCTCCTCTTTCTCCTAGTAATTGAGTTTGTTCATCTCTCCATGATTGATCTCGTTCTGGATGTAATTTCCAATCTAACTTAATTGTTTGAAATCCATTAACACCAGTTTCAGCATCTGCCCATGTTTGATGAAACCAATTACCAATACCATTTGGAGTGGATAACACAATAGCTCCACCACCAGTAGATAATGTTGCTTGAGAAGCTACCCATATTTCTTCAATATTTCTAATAAATGCAGCTTCATCAACTATTAATAATGATAATGCTTCTGATCGTGCTCCAGTTGATGCACTAGATATTGCTTTAATTTGAGAGCCATTTGCAAATTTTAATGATAATTTATTATTTGTAACTATATTTGTTTTTAGCCAACTTGGTAAATTTTCATTCATTATTTGAACTTTACTTACTAAGTTTTTAGCAACATCTTGGGTAGTTGCTATAACTAAAACGTTAAAGTCTTCATTAAATAACATTGACCATAAAGCATATCCTGCAGATAATGTTGATATACCTAATTGTCTAGATTTAAGAATAACATTGTATCTATTATTTTGTAATGTGGTTAATGACTCTTCTTGGAATGGAAATAAGTTAAATTTAATTTTACCTTTAGTAGGATGTTGAATATAACAAAATTGACGCATAAAATATACAGGATCTTCTGCACATTTTTTATATTGCTCTTGAATTATTTTTTTTATATTTTGTTTTTCACTCACTGAACTACTTCAACAATCATTTTTCCTGTTAATACTGCTGTTAATATTCCAGAGCTAAACCATATAACTTTATGATCATACCATTTTGGTTTTAAATATTTTTCTCGCTGTATATACAATTCTATATTATTATTTAATAATTCTATTTTTTTATTTGTATATAATAATTCAATAGAATCTAAATTTGCAATTGTTTCTAATTCAGATATTAATGTTTCTTGTTGTGAAATAATTTCATTATTAATTGAATCTAAATAATATAAAGAATCCAATGTTTCTGAAATTTCTATTATTTCATTTTCAGTAAAACATGTATCTGGCATTTGTCCAAAAAGAAACAATGGCCATAATAATATTATAATAAAATATTTTTTCATTTCCTAATTTTCTTTTTAATATTTGCTTTTGCAGATTTTACTGATTTTTTTGGAGCTGCTTTTTTTGGAGCTGCTTTTTTTGCTTTAGTAGAAGCTATTTGTTTTTTTGTTGTTGTTGCTTTTTTCTTTGCAACAGTTTTTTGTTTTTTAACTTCTTCTATTTTTCCATCTAATTTATTAACATTAACATTATTGTTATCTATTTTCTTTTTAGCTTGTTCGGCTTTTTTATTATTTGATTTTTTTCCAAAAATAAATATTAATCCAAATATACCAGCAACGACACCAGCAATAATTTTCCATGTTTTTTTAATCATTGTTTTTTTCCTTTTTATTTAAGTTTTCTAGAAACTTGGTTTTAAAATTTATAAATTCATTTTCTATTTTTTCTTGAAATTCTTCAGATGTCATTTTAGCAGACCAATGTTCCAATTGTCCATCTGCATTCATAACTGTATTAGATGCTTGAGTATATACTTCTTTTAACATTTCAACATCTTGTTCTGCTCTCTTTAACCAAGACATTGCATTTTCAGTCATTTTTTGACGTTCATATTCTTCGTATTTTCCTTGTTTTTTTAATTCATGCTCCATATCAATAACGCAGTCTAAACACATACCATGTATAACACGCATTTTTTCATCAACTGGGCCGAATGTTGTTTTGCAACAATCTTTTTTACAATTAGGATATGAATTAAGATAATTGTGTACTTCTGCAGAGACTGAATTTTTTGGTTTTTTTACTCGAAATCCATTTTGTTGTTCTATTGTATATATAGTACCATTTATTTTTTCTTCCCATATTTCTCCTATTTCACGACGTCTGTTTTTTTCTGCTTTTTGTTTAGCATCAGTAAATCCGTGAGTTTTTTTAGTTTGAAATGCATGGGTACCATCCAACATTTTTTGGATGGCTTTAATGTTTTGTAACTTGTTTGCCATAAAATTTAAATTAAATTTAATTACAGATCGTTAGGATCCATTTTTTGTAATGATTTATCTACTAATTTTTTCATGAAAGCTAAAAATTGTATTTTACCTCTAACATCTTTTTCATTTAAAAATTGATTAATAGTTTTCATCATTAATGTAACTTGTGCTAATGTTCCAGGCTTTTGTTCCATGGCTTCTAAAAATTTAGATACTCTAGGATCTCCTGTGTCTCCTGGTTGAGAATCAGCTCCGCCTTCTGGTTCAGCTGGTGTTTCTGGAGCAGGTTCTGATTCAGCTTCTGGCTCAATTGGAGCTTCTGGCTCAATTGGAGCAGGTTCGTCTGCAGGTTCAGCTGGTGCTTCTGGAGCAGGAGCAGGCTCTGGAGTATCTGCTACTGGTTCTTCTATAGGTTCTTCTGTTGGTTGCTCTATATTGTCAGTTTCTTTATTTTCTTGTTCTGATAAAAATTTAACAACTTTTCTTTTTACAATTTCTTTTACCAATTGTTCTTTTTGCTCTTTAGTTAGTTTTTCTATTTGTGTCATATATCCACCATCTTTTTTTGATAA